TTTTTTTTTGAACATAGGGGTAGTGAGGCTTTGAATACGGGTAAACTTATGATAGCGCGGCATTTATGCGTTTTGCTCGATCGAATTCGGGCCGCATTCGGCGGGTGGACAGCGGGTGGACGGCCGGATTTTAGGGGGGTGCGGCCGAAAAATGTTTGTCGAAAGTACTTGACTTTTTTGGTTGGTTATGCGAATATGAATTAGGCCGGAAAAGGGCCGAACGGAACCGGAACCGGAAATCCGGAGAAAAGGCAAAAAAAGATGAAAACGATATCAGGTGTTGTCGAGGTAAAAATCAAGGACGCGCAAGGGAAGGAAATAATCGAGCAATCGCCGGTTACTTTTCCCTTCTTCGAATCCGCAGAAGACATTCTTTCTGTCCTCGGGGATAACTCCGGAGACGTGGTGGAGTTTCAGCTCGCAGACGGCAAAACGGTTGTCAAGTTGGCGCCGAAAACAGCCGAATTGCTTGTCTGTGAGAATTATGGCGCGAATCTCAAAGCGCGCGCCACGGTTCGCGCGGCTCTGCTCAATAAGCTCGAAGGTCCGGAGAAAGCTATCAATCGACAAGTGGAGCAACTGGTCAAGGCGCGTGCGGCCAAGGGTAAGCCCATCACGGAAGTCCAAGCGCGCAAAATCGTCCTGCTCACGATGGAGATGGAGGTAGACGCAGAACCCGCGACGGCGTAGTACCTATGTCAAGTGAATACCCGATTGAGGCGAAAGTCTTAATCGGGTATTCTTGTTTTGGAGGATTCTATGGTAAATCTCAAAGTGTACGACATGGGTAACGAAGACGGAGTGTACAACGCGTACTTGCTTCTGCGCGGACGCGTCGAAATCGAGTACTCCGAAATTGGTTCGTGGGTCCGAACTGGTTGTTGGGGCACTCCAAACTGTCAAGAGATTCGCCTGGGCGCGCGCCGCTTCGTAGTACCGTCATAAGGTGAATTCCCGATTTTTCGCTCCTGGTCTTTGGGCTATCCTAGGACCAGGAGTGAATTATGATTAAAACCCAACGGATTTTCTCTCAGGTGATTGACTCTCTGGACTACGATCCTTTCTCTTTGTACCTTCTGCGACGCGCGCGACTTCGCGCTAATCAGGCTGAGGGGAGGCGCGCGCGGATGGTCTACGGGACGCCGAAAGGCTGGAGGTAATTCAGAAAACCGGAGGTAAAACTCCGGTTTTCTTTTTGCAGCTATTTCGGATATTAAGGTATTAAGATATTAAGATAGAAAGGTATTAATCTCTCAATATAAAAAGGTATTCAGGTATTAATATATTAAGAATTTAAGATCTTAATATCTTAAACTATTAAGACAAAAAGATCTTAAACTCTTAAACTATTAAGATATTAAGATCTTATTATCCAAAGTTAACTTCAGACACCCCCACCCCCATGTCCGTAGGAGTCCCACGACCGTCGCTCCCCCCGGCGCGAGCGCCGGGCTTGACCTCCCACTATTTTCCACAAAAGGGGTCCCCTGAAAGTGTCGAACCATATTTCCGTCGTAGAAAAAATAAATTCTCATAACCTTTCGTGAGGCGAGAAGTTATTGGACGTGCAAATAACCTTTCGTTTTTTATTCGGGGCAGTAAAGCCCTAGAAAACCTTTCGTTTCGTTGGGGTAGGGTAAGTTTGCGCTGCGCTGCCCCGCATTGAAGCGCAGGGCAGCGCAGCGCCAATGCGGGCATATTCACAGGGTCTAGCGGTGCATTGACAGGACAAGGCGCTTCGCTTATACTGTCATCAATATGCAGGGAGCTATACAGATTTCTCTTCGGTCCCAAGGTCTTACGCAGTTATTTCTTTTGCCGGAAAAAGTTTTTCGTGCCCAAAGAATTGATGGGCTCCCAATCGATCCGGAAAGTTTCGTTCGAGATATCGATCTCGCTATCGAAGCCGCGAAGGGTTCACCGTCACCAATTGAAGCTGAAATTAATTTCCTCCAGGCTGTAAAGGATCATCTCAGAGTTGCTTTAAAACAAGAAGAACAAGAAGAACAAAATGCTTCTCAGCAATGAACAAGTAGATCAAAGACTTTCCTCCCCGGACAATCTAGCTCTGCGCTTTGGTTCCGGAGTTCAGGAGCGCATCATTCATCGACCGGGGAGGAAAACAGGAGTTCCTAATCTTGAGGTCGTTAAAAGAAATGAAATCGCGCTTCGCTCTCGTTTGGGTGAATTGCAAGCGGATTTAGCTTCTGAGTTCAGCACAACGCAAGCGCGCGTCTCCCAACTTGAAAGAGGGAAAGATAAATCTCTGGACGAACAAGCGCTGCAACAACAGTTGAAGGAGGTCAGAGACATTGCTGTCGATAAGCTAATGGCATCAATGGGTTTGATCTCCGATGACAAACTCTCAAGGGAGAATGCTCAAGGACTTTCTCGAATTGCTGCCAACATGGCGAAGGTCATGGATCGCACGTTACCACGAGAAGAGAGTCAAGCGCCCGTCAATGTGATAGTTTACTGTCCAGAACAAAGGAGTGAAAAGTCATTCAAGACGATCGAAATTTGAAGAGCAACGGTCTTTTGAATTCGGATTCGGCAATAGTTCATTTGAAATTTCCTCCCAGTTCCGACATTTGGGTATGCGTCCATGGTATTGGATACCCAGATATTTGTGAGGAGTGTCCGAAAGACAAACTAATATGAGTTCCTTCCTTCGAGTTTTCAAATCCGTATTCCATGCCACCGAAGTTGCCGCGAGCGTAGCCGCACCGATTATTGCAACGTTCGATCCTGTTATTGGTGGTTTGATGCTTGGGGCGACAAAAGCTGCGGTGTCAGTAGAATCATCCGTAACAGCTCCTGGTTCCGGAGCGGTAAAAGGTGCGGCCGTTGCGGCGTCTGCACAAGCATCGATCGATGTGATAAATTCAATCCTCGCTTCTCAGGGAAAGAAACCCCTTCCGACAAATACTACAGACGTCATTGTACAGCAGGTCAATACTGTCGTGTCCAACATGAATGCAATAGCTGCGGCTGTTGATCCAACTCTTCCAGCGCCGCACGCAGCATAAGGAGAAAACATGCGAAAATTCAGCATCAAACCGAAGAAGTTGAAGAAACCGAAGAAGATCAAGATGGTCAAAGAAAAGAAAATGGCGCCTTACGGGATTGGCACCGATATGGGTCAAAGCCCGAATTACTGATGCTAGTCAAACAAACACCGCGACCGGATAATCAAAAGTTGATGACTGACATCAATCAAATAATGCCAACGAGTCCGACAGCTTTGTACAATTATGACTGCCGTTTGCATAATCTTTTGATTGCAAATTCTTCTGGCTTAACCTCAAAGGTTTCTGTTTGGGATTTGAGTAGCCCCCCAATCTTTGTCGTACCCCCCACTAACTTAAATGATGGAGGTATGATATCATATACTCCAGAAGATAAAATCGGTATCTTCATGTCCGGTGGAATTTTTGTCCAATCGAGCCAGCCCGGCGTCAGCATCAAAGGCAACTTTGAAGTCCCTCCAATAATTGGAACTGGAGTTTAGTGCTTACTGTTCACAATCCTGACAACAGAAAAAGAGCCATTAAACTTTTAGAAGATAACTTTGGTTTTCTGGTTTTAAGTTTGACAATTTTGGTAACTCATTTTATGAAGTAAAAGAAAGGCAAATAAGAATGTTTCCTTGCATTACGGTAGATCAAGGAATCGTCGGACCAAGAACAGCCGCAGATGGCTCGCAGTTCATGCTTCGAGGTTCTCGTGATTCTTCTTTAATATCAACAGACGCACACGCGCGCTACCAGGAAGCCGTAATCAGGGGCAATGTTTTTACTCTTTCTTCCGTGACGGCAGGTATTACAGTCGCGGCCGCCAATAATTCACCACTGGCAGCAAATACAGGACAGCCCCTAGTTGGTATCTTCAATCCGGCCAGTAACAAATTTTGTGCCTCGATCCTAAGAGCTTTCGTATCCCAAATTTCCGGGACACCAGCAGCGGTCCCAATGTTCTTTTGGAATGTCATAGCAAGCCCCGCAGGAATAACAGCAGCTTCTGCAAATCCACCGATAAATAATTTTACTTTCAAGGGAGTCGGTTCATCAATGCAAGGCTATATAAACTCAGCCTTGACGGGTTCCGTCGTAGCCATTGTTTTAAGACCCATCGCTGGCATTACAATCGCAACACCGACCGCTCTAGCTCAAGGAACCGCGTCGGTTTCAATCTTGGAAGAAACAGCGGGGGAAATCATTGTCCCTCCTGGAGGTTTTTGTGGTATCGCAGTAGGTAATGGCGCTGGGACTACTTGGTTAGTTTCAGCATCTATGACTTGGGAGGAGGTAATTCCCTAAATGATTTTGCCTTTTAGTATAACGATAGGACTCAATTCTAATACGATTATCGTTCCTGGAGTATCAGGCCAAAAAGTATCTTTCTATTCTTTTTGGTTAGTTCCTACTTTGGGGGCTTTACTTGAATTCAAGGATGGAGTAAATTCTTTTTCTCCGAAGTTAGGACCTTATACTACGGTTAGTGGATCTGTCTATAACTGCCGTTTTGGGGATACCTTAGGACAGTTAGCGATTGGTTCGTCTGGAGCCGATTTAAAACTTCATTCGGACGTCGCGGTTGACGTTGCGGGGTTTATAGAGTTCACGCAGGGCTAATGCTAACTAAAGAGTGGAAGCCGCACAAGAAACAAGAACTCTTTGCGGGTCTTCCAGATTCCATTTTCGAAGCTATGTACGGGGGCGCGGCTGGAGGAGGGAAATCCGATCTCCTGGTCATGCTCCCAGTTTTGCGCGGCTTTCACAAGAATCCGTACTTCAAGGGAATTCTCTTTAGAAGGACTTATCCAGAGCTTGAAACGGAAATCATCGGCCGCTCAAGAGAGTGGTACCCACATTTCGGGGGACAGTATCATGAAGAGAAAAGGCGTTGGGTTTTCGGTTCTGGTGCCGTAATTCGTTTCGGTCATATGGAATATGAGAACGACGTACGAAAATACGACACTGATGAATACCAATTCGCCGCGTTTGATGAACTAACATCTTTTACAGAATTCCAATACAAATATTTTGTTAACTCAAGAATGCGGACCAGGAAAAGTTCTAATCTACCAGTTATTGTTCGTTCAGGAACAAATCCTGGTAATGTTGGTCATGCGTGGGTGCGCGGTTATTTTGTTGAGCCCGCTCCATGGGGAACAATCATCCTTGATCGTAGAACGACCCTAAAGAGAATCTTTATTCAGTGCCTTCTTAAAGATAATCCCCACATCGATCCGAATTATGTGAACCGCTTGATGGCTCTCCCTGAAGCTGAGAGGCGCGCGAAGCTTGACGGCGATTGGTACACGTTTGAGGGTCAAGTGTTCACCGATTGGAGAGAAAACAATATACCCGGAGAACCAGAGCACGCACTTCATGTTATCAAACCTTTTCCGATTCCGGATTGGTGGACACGTATTATTTCCGTTGACTGGGGTTTTAATGCTTTTACTGTTGGTCTTTGGGGCGCTCTCAGTCCTAATGATCGCTTATTTTTGTACCGGGAATATGCTCAGAAAGGTAAGAAGACTTCGGAGTGGGCGAGTGAGATAGGAAAACTTTCTGACTCTGAACGATTTTCAAGGGCCGTGCTCTGTCGCTCTGCTTGGCAAAATCGCGGGGAAGATGACATCATAATGGCCGATAAGGCCAGAAAATATTCCAACATTGAGTTTGAGGAAGCGAAGAACGATAGGATTCACGGTAAATTGCTCCTTCAAGAGTACTTAAGATGGACGGCTAAGCCTCAAAGTAAGAATATTAACGGTGAATTCTCCAATGAAGCCGCGCAACGAATAATGCGTATTCAAGGTCTCGACGCCTACAAAGACTACGTTACCTCCTTCGAGCCGGAAGTTCCGGAAACGAATTTACCAAAACTCCAAGTCTTTGAAAACTGCGTTGAATTTCGCAAGTGCATTCCTCTGTGCATCTACGGTAAGAAAACTCCAGACGGAAAACCAAGTGAAGACGTTAAAGAGTTCGATGGAGACGATCCGTATGATTGCGCGCGTTATATGGTTGAGGAGGCCGATACTCTTCTCGGACAACTCAGAGAAGAAGGTGACCAGAGAAAAGTAATCGGAGCCGTTCTTGAGAGTTTTGAGAAGACTAAGGATTGGACTTCGTTACATCGTCAAATGGAACATATCGAGGCGATGAAAGCAGATAAAGAAATTATTCCTGTACGAAGATTTCATTCAAGGAGAATACAGTGAAGTTAGCAATATTGCTTTTCTTATTTTATTTGAGCGCGGCCGCGCAAGCAACGTTTACTCCTGGTTCCCCCGCTGTTCCAGCATCTCCAGCGAAGGTAGTAATTAACGTTTCTCCTGGAACTCCTCAGGCCGTTGCTTTCACTATCATCGGTGACACATTTCCAGCTAAGGTCTTGACGATTGGACCCATCACGGCTGATGGTGTCACAATACCTCAATTTACAGTTCCGAACACAGTCACTCTTCCGTGGGCGTTGACGTTCCAAATTAACACCGGGACGAACGCTGCAACCGTAATTATTAATATAACGAGCGTGGCTCCGTTTACGTTACAAGCGACGGTCAATAGCGCCACTCCAGTAGTGGGGACATTTTGAAAAATTGGTTCATAAAAATTCTCGGGGGGAGCACGGCGAGTGATCTTGAGAAACAGGCTTCCGTCCTGAACCAGCTCATAACTGCTAAGGATGTCGAGATCGCCTCCCTCCGAGAGAGGATCAAAGAGCTTAGTGATGAGGGGACTTTGTTCAGGGAAAAACTCTTTGAAGTTTCAGGAATCAATCAAGTACAAGGAGAGGTTAGATTAGAAGACAAGAATGTTCAGCCGATCAAAACGGGTGGCGAGTCCTGGACGTCAAGGAGACAACGACTTGAGAGAATGGACGCGCAACGCTCTAAAGCGAAACAGCAGGTTGACGCTACTGAAAAGCATTGGCGCGCGCGAAATGAAAGGGTCGAGAATGCCTAGCTCACAGGTAATGAAAAAGTTTTCTGCTGGAAAACTTCGCTCTGGGGGCAAAGGAAAAGGGCACCCAAAAGTGACCAACCCTAAACAAGCCGTCGCGATTATGTACTCAGAAAGAAGGGAAGAAAATAAGCACGGTGGGCATTATCCAGAAAGGCCAAAGGGTCTTGGGGGTCTTTCAGGAAAAAAGAAAAAGATCGAAGACAAACATAAGACCTTTAACAAGGCTCTCCATCGTGTTTGATGGAACAATACATCTTGGGGACGTCTTAACTCTTATAGGTATCGGTGTTACTTTGATCGCCCTTCACAGTAAGAACACAAGGCGCTTCACAAGTATTGAAACAAAAGTCGACATGCTTTTCGATTGGTTTAGAGAAAGCGTAGTTAAGCGAAAAAAGGAGTAAACGATGCCATCAGTCACCCCACCTCCGGTTACGGGCTTGATTGCCCGTTATTTCGGATCACCGGGCGGCGCGACAAGTCGGTTTTACTGGGTTCAGGCCATCTATCCGGATGGTTCCAGGAGCTTATTTGCGGGTCCCGTCCAAGTAAATAACACACCAGCCGCGTTAGGAGGGGCGGGTGCTCCCTCTAACGTCAAAAATTTAAGTAACGGAAATTTCGTTGCTGTCTCTTGGAATCCGGCACCTTCGGCCATAGCTTACGACGTTGTCTGCACATCGACTAATGCGTATCCAACCGCGCAAACCAATATCGGTGTCGACGTCTCCATTTCCCAGAACGCAACGGCGGATGTAACTCCTGGTGCTCCAGGAGCTTCGCCTTATCTTCTGTACACCCCGTTAAATCGTACATATTTGAACGTCGCTATTGCGCGTTACGATTTCGTGGTTGACGGTGGTGCGATTTCGACTTTGACTCCCGCTTCGTACTCAGACGTAATTCCGATCAATGCAATTATGGTCGGTGGTACTTTGAATACGACCGTCGCTGTTGCTTCAGCCGGCGCGGCTACTGTCGCTGTTGGGACGACTGCTGGAAGTTCAAGTAGCTCTATTCTCGTAGCGACCGGCAAGGCGTCCTTTGTCGTTGCGACTCCCATTAATCTCAGTGTGACCTTCGCGGCGCCGGTGAAATTAACCGCCGCGGGACAGATTAACGTGACGATTGCTGCGGCTACACTAACCGCAGGGTCGTTCGAGGTGTTCGTTCTTTACGTAGTTGGAACTCTGTAAGGGACGGAATGAGGGGCTCCCAATCTCGGGGGAGATCTTGAGAGCCCCAATAAAATCATGAGTCCAAAGCCAAAATACGGTCAAAACAACGAAAAGTTGCCGAAGGAGTTGCAGGACTGTCTTAAGGAGCTTATAGACAAATACGAAAAAGAGGATGCGTGGATTCGTAAACAGCAAATTAAGCTCTGGAAGAAGAATGATGAGTTTTGGCATGGAATACAGTTTATTTTTTGGTCGGAATCACGTCAAGACTGGATCAGTCCAACTGATACACGTTGGTATCAGGAAGAAGAGGGTCGGGAGGAAGCTGAGGGTCCGTTTTACGATTTCGTGGCTAATATTTACCGCGCTCACGGAGAGGCAATTATTGCGGCTTTGTCAGCAAACATACCGGCGGTCAGGTTCCCTCCTGATGATGCCGACGATGATGAAGACATTACAACATCTCAGGTCTACGCCAAAATTGCCGATTTAATAATGCGGCATAATAAGTTCAAAATTCTATTTCTTCGTTCTCTCTTCCTCCTTTGGAATCAAGGGATCGTTTGCGCTTATCATGCACCGAGGGCGGATAAGGCATTTGGTGAGATTAACATACCGAATTACAAAGAAAGTCTCACTTGCATGAATTGCGAGATGGAGAAACCGATCGGAGAGGATGAAGCATTCGACGGTATGCCCTGCCCGACTTGTGGACAGCCAATGAAAATGGTTCCCGTTCTGGACGACTTCCAGAAAAGTCCAAAATCTAGGGTCATGATCGAGTGTTATGGTCCTCTTTTCGTCAAGGTCTCTTACTATTCGAGAACGCAAAAAGATACACCTTACTTAAGTCTCAATACAGACCGGCCGCGCGAGTTCTTGAAGCATTTGTATCCCCACATCGCAGATGACCTCCGAAAAGATGAGGGCGAACAGGGAATGTATGAGAAGTTGGCAAGGACTCCTTCGAGTTATTCGTCTTACAATACTATTGACGAAAATCGTAATCTCCTAACGTTAAAGCAGTGGTGGTTACGTCCTTGGGCTTTCGAGGGTCTACCTCCGGAGAAAAAAGAAGAACAAAAGCAGTTGCAGAAGCTTTTTCCTAATGGTGCTTACGTCGCGTATGTGGGAACTACTTATGCTGAGAGTAGAGATGAAGACCTGGACAAATATTGGACAATCGGTCAAGCGGGTTTAAGTCAGTATATTCACTCGGACCCGTTGGGACAACCCCTAATTCCTATCCAGGAGATAACTAATGTCCATCTTAATCTTACGGAAGAAACAATCGAACACGGAATACCTAGCACTTTTGCAGATCCTGGAGTTCTCAATTTTGAAGTCTATTCTCGACATGAGGCAAGACCAGGATTCGTCTTTCCGGCCCGACCCAGAACGGGTCAGCGTCTTGCTGATGCGTTCTATGAAGGAAATAGAGCTACCTTATCAAGAGAGCTTGCTGGTTTCAGTAAACAGCTTGAACAAATGGGCCAGTTTGTTACAGGAAGTTTCCCTTCGATTTACGGAGGAGCTGCTGAAGGAAAATCAAGAACGGCGGCAGAATATAACATGAGCCGTCAAATGGCTCTTCAAAGACTTTCAATTTGTTGGTCCTTTGTAGTCGATTGGGTCGCTCGAATGTTGGAGAAGTGTGTTCATTTGTTCGTTGAAAACATGATCGAAGACGAACGCTATGTTGTTAAGGAGGCTTCAGGTAACTACGTTAATGTCTGGATTCGTAGGGCAGAGACAACCGGTAAAGTTGGTGAAGTTGAATCTGAAGGCTCCGAAAGTTTCCCGTTGAGCCTCCCTCAGAAGCAGGCGCTTTTAATGAAACTCATGGAGATGAACAACGAGTTCCTCAATACAGCGTTATATTCTCCGGAAAATAGAAGGTTACTTGCCGATTATCTTTCTAATCCGGATTTCAAGATACCGGGGGAGGTTCAGAGAAGCTTGCAAATGGTTGAAATTAACGAGATGCGGAAAGGTAACAATATTCCAGTTGACAATCTCGTTGATGATCATTCAATTCATGCGGAGACTTTACGCAATTACTTAGCTGATTCTCCAGGACAGGAAATCAAACGAACTCAGCCAAAAGTTTACGCGTTAATGCAGCAGCATTTACAGGGTCACCTGCAGGGATTGAAACCCCCTCCCACCGCAGGACCTAAACCTCAGCAACCTAAACCAAATGGTGCTCCTGGGGCATTACCACCAACACCACCAGACGAGCAAACGATTCCAGGAAAGGTCGCATAATGCAACGCGTTTTCACAGTTACTCTACCAGCTGATACTAACTTTCATCAGCTTTATACGTCCTTGCTTGGCGTCACTGGTGCGACTCCGACTGATGGTATACTTCCTGATCGTTGTACCGGATGTCAATTAACGGCAGACGCTGGAAACGCGTCGACCGTGAAGCTGGCGGATGCGAATTTCGCTAATACATCAGGTCCAGCAATCGCGGCAGGTGGAACTATTCTGAATCGTTCCGAGCTGAAAAATATTATTTGTCTTAAAGATTATTTTTTAGCCGGACAAGCGGCATCCCAGAAATTTCAAGCGGTTTTAGAGTACGGTTAATGAAGTTCTTTATGATGTCAAAATGCGGTGAGGGTTGCGGGCTTTTGCTCCGACTGCAAAGGGAGGGGAATTCCTGTCGTGTTTACGTGAAGGAAAAGGAATATTATAATGTCTATGATGGCATCCTCAAAAAGGAGAAGACTTGTAACCCTACCCGGGATGAGATCGTTATTTTCGACTCAACTGGATCTGGAAAGGAAGCAGACGAGTATCGTCGCCGGGGTCTTCGAGTTTTCTCGGGTTCCAAGTTTCACGATAATCTTGAAAATTCAAGAGGTTTCGGACTGGAGTTTATGGAATCTTGTGGAATACGAACTCCTGAGACACATCGTTTTAAGGGGACCGACTTCAAGAAGGCGTACGAATTTCTCTCGAAATCAAAGGAAAAGTTCGTTTTTAAGCCTTCTGGAGACTTACCATCTAAATTAACGTATATCGGAGAAGACTCAGAAGACTTAACGACATACATGCAATACGTGGAAAGGAATTACAAAGATCTTCTAGATGATTTCGTCCTACAGCGCTTCGTTGAAGGCGCTGTAGTTTCATCAGAGTTCTGGTGCGGCCCGCACGGCTTTGTTCGTCCGGGTAACCAAACGGTCGAGGTTAAAAAATTTCTCAATGACGACCTTGGTCCTTCTACTGGTTGCAGCGGCAATCTTGTTTGGCTTTGTGAAGATTCTCCGATTCTTGATAAAGGAATTCTCAAAGCAGAAAAAAAGTTAATCGAAAATGGATACATTGGACCGATCGATCTTAACACAATCTGCGATGGAGAGAATGTCTATGGACTCGAATGGACACCTCGATTCGGACTCGACGCTATGCCAACCCTCTTACAGCTTTTTAGCAAAGACCTAGGAAAGTTCATTTCAGATCTTTGTCAAGGAGTGACGGAGGAATTTCCCGCCGAGGACGTTTACGCCGGTGGAGTGCGGCTCACTATCCCGCCGTACCCAATCGAGACTAAGAAATCAGCGGATATCGAAAAGATAGACAAGATATCGCCATCTTGTGGACTCCCTATTCGTTTGCCTGAAGAATACGATGAGAATTATTATTACTATGAAGTATTTCAGGAAGACGAATGCTTATACCATTCTTCTGGCACGGGGGCCATCGCTGTTGTTTCTTTCGCCGATGGTAATTGTGAAGATGCTTTAAAACAGTGTTACGACGTTCTTGAAGAGGTAAAAATTCCAGATAAACAATATCGTACCGATCTTGCGAAAGTTTTACCTGATATGTACGATAAGATTGAGGATGAATCGTTATGTTTGGCCTAAAAGACATTTTGAAATCTCCAGATTCTCTCGAAGGAACGACAGGTATTAGCGACGATGTTAAGTTTCTCGAACAGGAAGACGAACAACCTCCAGCTGATGCGGCTACACCAGAAGTTGAAGAAAAAGAAGAAGAAGTGGTCGAGGAGACCGAAGAAGAACGGGAGGAAAGGGAAGCCTCCGCAAAACCAAGGGAACTTCTCCCGCACGAACGTCCAACTTTAACTGATATTAAAGAGGCTTTCCCGGACCTCTTCAAAAAGTTCCCCGTGCTCCGCGATGTTCTCTTCCGAGAGAAAGCTTTTAATGAGCTCTTCTCTTCAATTGAAGACGCGAGAACCGCACAAGATGATTCCGTGGCCCTTCAAGAAGCCCGTCAAAGCATTTTCAACGACGACGGCTCTGGATTCCTCGCGGCCGTTAAAAAGACTGACGAAGCCGCTCTTCTTAAATTTGCTTCAAACATTATGCCGGCGTTGTATAAGGTTGACGAGAAAGCACATTGGGCTGCGGCTAATCCTTTGATGGAGAACATGGTCAAAGCTTTCGCAGAAAGTGCACCGGGCAATGAGGACACCAAAAAAGCAGCTCTTTTGATGGCGAAGTTCTTGTTCGGGAACGATGCTCAGGATATTCTCGATGGAAAGAAATCGTATGTTCCTCGGGCTGCTGAATCGAAGACGGATCCTGAACGTGTCAAATTTGAGTCCGACCGTTTAAAGGCTTTCACCGGAGACATCAGTTCTGACATCAAGGGTCAGGTTAAATCTGTCATTCTCTCTAAGGACAAGAACGGTAGTCTTCGTCTCGATCCAGAGGGAGTCTTCTCCAGATGGATGGTCGACACACTCGTGGAGAAGATTAATAAAGAGGTCGACGACCAAATGGGAGCGGATAGAGAACATCTCCGCTATATGGATTCTTTGTGGTCTAAGGCAAAGAAGGATGGTTACACGAGTGATTGGAAGTCCAGAATTACTTCCGCGTACCTGGCGCGCGCCCGTCAGCTCGTTCCGGCTGTCCGTGCGAAAATAGTGGCAGAGGCTAATGGGACTTCTCAACGCCGAGCTGCTAGAACAAAGGAAGTAGTTGATGGCGTTCGTCGTGGTACTGGATCTCCTGCACGTGAGTCTAGGAATTCTTCTGGAATCACAGGTAGGATTGATTACAATAAAACCTCTGACGACGATATTATCAACGATAACATCACATACAGGAAATAAATTATGGCGGGCAACGAGACCCAGGTAGTGGGAGCTGAACTCGAACGAGTACTTCCCAAGGTTCCGGCGCTCTTCGATCGTGATGACGTTTTCTATGCAACGATTGAGAAGCGCCCAGTTGAGGTGATCTCAGCGAGAGATATGAGGGCACCTCTTGAAATGCGTCCAGGTGGCAAGTTCGGATATTACAATCCAGATGGCGGAGATCTTGGACGTGGTGACATGCCAACCTTTGACAAGGCGATTATTAACTCGGTTCACCTTCGTCATGCGGTTGAATTCACCTCAAAGACCATGTGGGCGACGGATAACAATCGAAAGGCCGTTTTAAATGCATTTCGACATAATCTGTCGACCGCGATGAAAGAATTCCGACGACAAGTCGACTCGCAGTGTATGACAGACGGCACTGGAACTCTAGGTACCATCACTTCCGTTTCGACATCGGGAGGCGTGGATACTTACACGATGACCACTGACGGTTTTGGTGCGCGTTTGTTGCGTTTCGGTCAGAATGTTAACGTTTTCAATTCTACGCTGACGACAGTTAGAACTGGTGGAGGTCCCTCCAACGAATCGACGATCACTCTTTATGACCTAGCAAATAAGACGATCGCTGTAACTCCGAGCGTCGCGGGTGCTACAGCGACCGATTTGGTTGTCGCTTCTGGTTTGCAGTCAACCCCCCCAACTGGAATGCTTGGAATCAAGTATCACGATTCTAATGCTAGCACGGGGACTTGGCTCGGTTTCGATAGAAGCCTTAACCCCGAAATTAGGGCGAATCGAGTCAACGGCAATGGTTCCGCTTTGACACTTCCTCTACCACGATTAGCCGTCAATAAGATCGGTGATCGTGTCGGAATCAAGCAACGTGGAAAGACAACGGCGTGGACCCATCCGGCACAACAGCAAGCTTACGAAGAACTAGGCTTCCAGGCGACAATCATTAACAAAGAAGCCAAGGAAGAAGGTTTAGACCTTTACTTCAATGACAACATGCGGATTGCCGGCGCTCCGTTGAAAGTCTCGTATTCTTGGGATAGAACGAGAATTGATTTCATCGACACTGAAGTTTGGGGCCGCGCGGAGCTTCATCCTCCTGGCTTCTACCAGAATCCTGATAATAACCAAAGGGTCTGGGAAATTCGAGGAGGTACCGGTGGAGTTGCGACATCGTGGATTTTCTACATCGTCGCATCGTTCAATCTCTACATGAACAATCCAGCTGCAGCCGCTTATATCGACAATTTAGCCGTTCCTGCTGGTTATTAAACTTTAGGGGGAGGACTGCAAACTCTCCCTCTTCAATTCCATGACGAGTTTTAAAGAAGTCGAAAAGTGGTTGGCAAGGCAGGGAGAGGCTCTGAATTTTAAGAAGAAATATCGTCTTGTTTGGTCAACTAATGCGACAGAGAAACGCAAAGGCATTTTCAATGATTTCTACGGTAAAATCTTTTTAAGGACTGTGAAAGAAACCCGTGAAACCCTTAAGTACAATTATATCAACAAGGATCGTTGGATTCTTGAGATCTGGTCGGAGGGGTCGAATTCTGAAATTGATACATCTGAAGGAGGTTCTTACGAGCCCCTGTTCGTGTTCGAGGATTCGAAAGGCAATTACCTCGACCCAACGCTTAAAGTTGTCCAATTCATCATTGAAGCAGCAAGAACAAAGGTAAAGCTTTCGCCTGCCGAAAGGTTAGCCTTATTGGAAAAGGCGGAAGACAAAGAAGTTCAGGACTTTGTGGATATGTTGGAAGGTGAAGGAAGAAGTGAAATTCAAAGTCTTTTACATACTCGTGAAGCTGTGTCAATGTTCATAAGTTCTGAAGGCAAAAAACTGACTCAACGACTCTTTGGAGGCAAAAAATGAACGAAGAAAATTCTCGTGAAAAGGCTCTTGCTTGTACAGTAGTTTCCTTCGTCCCGTGGGATCTATATGAAGAGAAACCCGGCCTTTTTCCTGGAAAGTACAAGATTCCGAAATCGGATACTAAGACTCCTAGTCTCATTTATGTTTACAACAAATCGTTTCATTATGTCTATTTGGATGATACTCGTGGTTCACTTCTCGCGCGCGATCCCTCTGATGAGGTCGCTCGGTCGATTGTCAGTGACTACATCAATTCTCAGCTTGGTTTATCCGAAGATGCTCATCCTGCTATCTTTTGGCTTCCTGGGTGGTTGAAGACTGAAGAGGTCATGCTCGCCAATCGAGCTGAATGCGTTAAACACTTATCCGCACAGAACAAATGGTTTTCGAATCTCATCAAGATTGCCGACGACGACTGGCAACGATATCACAAGCATACTGTTATTTCGGACTTTCAAAGAACCATCGCGGATATAATGAATCTTAATCTAGATCAACATCCTTGGATGAGCGCAACAACAGCAATGGCAGAGGAAGTGTTAACGAAGGAGTGTATTGGTTGTTTCAGTAAAATCGATCCAAGGGCAAAGGTTTGTCCAGTTTGTAGGGTAATTCAAGGTGAACAAAAGGACTTAGTTTTTGCTTGAAAGGAATTGAACCATGGCACAGGCACTAGCACGTATCACTATTCCCACGATCCTAAACACTGGATTTGACGGTCGCTTTCTTAACGTTTTCGGGACAGTTGCAATCGACGCTAATCCAGCGACATATGCGACTGGTGGAATTGTGATGAATCTTTCGCATCCATTGGTCAAGGCACAAGGTCCACCTATTGTCGTTTACGTCCAGGGCATTGGTGGTCTTTTTTATGCCTTCGTTCCTGGTAGCACCGTTTCAAACGGACTTCTTAAACTTTTTACCGCTGTCGGAACGGAACTTGGAAACGGTGTTGCAATTCCGGCCGGAAATTCCGGAGACACTATTACGTTCGAGGGAAGCTGGATCTACGGTCAAAGCTAAGTGGCACAAGCTGAAGTTGCTTACAATGCAGCAAGGGCGCTGTTGAATGATGACAGCATCTCGTTGTTCAGCGATGCAGTCTTAGCGAGCAAGATGGCTATTGCTCATCGAGAACTGCAAGCGAAATTGCGTAGATCTGACTGTCAAGTCATGCGCGGCAATTTTATTGGCGCGGTTGCTATCAATGCAACGGCACTAACCGCTCCACCGGGTGACATTTGGGAACCTATTCATTTATGGGAAAAGGTTCAAGGAACGTCGGACACCACTTACGTCGATATGACGGAACAAGATCCACTTGACGTAGTTCAAGGAGTTCAAACTACTTCTTTGAAGTATTGGCAGTGGTATCAGGAAGCGCTTCTTTTTCTTGGCGCTTCTGCCAATGCGGTTACTGTTCGTATTCAATATTGGCGCTCTATTACAATTCCTGTTATTAGTACGGATCTTATCGGTATAATCGACGGTGAAGCGTGGTTGGGTCCTAGGATTGCGGCCCTACAAGCCGGATCTCTTGGCGATCCAGATACGTACAAGATAGCAACTGATATAGCTAATGTGACTCTTGCTGATGTCGTATCAATTAATAAGGGTCGGATGATTCCTAGTGTGAGACCATAATAATGTCAGTTCCAGCAGCAATAGCTAATGAAGCGTTGAAGATAGCAAGAACTCATCTTAATGATGAGCATGGATCTCTTTGGCCCGATTGGAAAATCATGCCTAAGCTAAGAGCAGCTTACCGCGAAATGATGAATGAATTCGAGCGTAACAATATTCCTGTTGTTAATAACGTCTCGACTATTATGACGGTTGTGGCTAATACTGTTGATGATAATTCAATTGATATGTCCACTCCAGCGAACATAACTGCTGGAACATTTCCGACAGATATGCTTGAACCTATCTGGATGAAGGAGCGCGCGATTGGACAAATGAATGCAGATTTCGTCGATATGACGAAAGTTGACTTCATTCCTAATATTCCTCTTGGAAACGAACTTGTTTGGTGGTCTTGGATTGGTTCCACGATAATGCTTCGCGGGGCATTTGTTCCTACTCAGGTTCAATTAAGATATAAAAGAGTTCTTACTCCTCCTAATGCAGCAGGGGACTCCCTTACTGTTCCTCTTGCCGAAACGTATCTCGGGGCTGAGACAGCATATTTATGCCTTGCCTCTCTACCTAATTCTTCTCAAACACAAATGGAGGCAATAAAAGCATTGGGTGAACGCAACTTGGACAATCTCTTAGCAGACGCTATTCAAGGTCTACAAACACTGCCAGCAAAAAGGAGACCGTATCATCGAGGACGTGGACGTTCTCGTGCGGTTCGTGATTTCTAATGACTTTTAGTGCAAGAATTTCAATGATTGCTGCAGCGATGATGCATTGTGAAGGTGCATTCTCGGTGAATTCTCTTCCACATCGTAATAATAACCCCGGTAACCTAAGGCGTTGGGGAAGTACTTCTATCGTTGATGGTTACTGTCGTTTTGCGACGTTTTTAGATGGATACAATGCTCTTTTGGAGGACATTTACTCTAACAGAGCAGAAACACTAAGAAACTTTATCTCAAAATATGCCCCACCTACGGAAAACAATACAAGTAGCTACTTGCAAGTAGTTTGTGAAATAACAGAATTGAAACCAGACGAGCAGATTGATGTTCCTCGATAGTTACGAACATATCACAATTAACGATTTTCGCGGTCAGTACGATCGCGTCGCGGCCGATGACTGTCCTCTTGATCACGCTCAGATCTGTCAGAACTTTATAAGTAATAGAAAGCAATTCCAAGTTCGTGATGGGACGAAGCTTTCGTTAAACACAGGTCATAATGTAGTTCGTCAATTCTTGACTACGGCTAATACCGTTTTAACTTGTGATGGTGTTGGTAATATTTATTCTACGACTGTTTCCGGTGGCGCCCCAGTAACCACTCTTTTCTTAACAGTTACGAATATGATCGATTTCGTAGCTATCAATCTCTATGGTCATGTTTTTATCCTTCCTATTTGTACTGCTGCGGCCGCTGGTACTGTTTTATACGTTTGGGATACTATTAATCCTCCACGTCCCGCTCTCGGAAATCCTCCTGGATCGGGACCTACAGTTGCTCAGGCTGCGGGAGGTAATATCGTCGTAGGAACGCATAAATTTGCCGTTGTTTTTGTAACGACTACAGGATTCTCTACTGCTCCAGGACCATCAACGTCCTTCACATTTACTGCCGGGAATGGCACGGCTAATCTAACAGTTATTCCAACGGGACCTACGGGGACGACACAAAGACTGATTTTAGCGACTAAAGCTAATCTTAATACTTTTTATTTTGTCCCTTCTGCAGCTGGTGGAGTGATTAACGACAACGTTACTACAACTGCGACGTTGAATTTCTTCGACACTGACTTAGCTATCGATGCTAGTCCTCAATTTAATTTTCGCGGTTCAATCACCGCGGCTATTACAGGCTACGGCGGTGCGGGTCTTGCGGTTTATAAGGGGCGTTTAATTATTTTAGATGGTACAGTTGCGAATCAGGTTCCTGTATCACAGAGTGGACTACCAGAAAACTTTGATACTGTCGTTGGATTCATTCAAACAGATTATCAAGTAGATCAGTTTATCTCTGCGTTCGAATACTTTGGAACGTTGTACATCTCCGGAAACGTTGGAATACATGCTACAGGTGACAACGGTGGAGATCCCTCAACGTGGTCTGTCAACCTCATTGAATCTGGGAATGGATTTCCTCATTATTCTCTTATTTCCGTTCTAGAGAATAAATACCGGGGACCTATAAGTTCTTTGATGTTCGGGACGACACGAGAGGGAGTTTATGTTTGGAATGGAGCACTAGTCCGTCCGGCTTTAACCTGGAAAATTCAAGGAACTTGGAATCAATTCACTCATGGATCTGAACACGCGCCGATGTCCTGTGTTGACATTACTACAGATACGCTGTACATCATGATTCCTAGCAATGGATCGACAACTCCTAATCTTTTAATCGCTGGAAATTTTTCAAATGGGTTGGATTTTCAAAATATTGAGTGGTCTGTCTTTGTATTGCCTTACACTCCTCAATGTATAATGATTTGTTCCATCAACGATAATGACGATTTCGACTACTGGTTACGTATAGGGAAATCCTCAGGGGTTGACAAATTAACTTCGAAGGTAATTAACGATTCGGGAACAGTCATAACCGCAAAATGGCAAACGACGAATTTACCCCAAGATGGATCCGGAGATGGCTCTTTGCGAATCTTCAGATTCATGCGGGTTAGATCTTCGGGGTCAGGCGCTCTAAGTTTAACAGCACAAGATGAGGACAACGGTAATGTAACTACCATTCCCGCTATAACTCTTGCGGCCGCACCTAGTCAGGATTATGGAAAACACCTGAATTACACTAATGAAAAGGTATCGTTTACTCTCACGAATACCTCAGGGAATTGTATCTTAAAACGACTTGACTTTTGGCACAAGAGAAGATGGCAGTCTAGGCCATTATGATCCAGAGCATAAGATATCTTTACGGCGAACTCAGAGAGACGGTAAATAAAACGCCGCGGGATATTGCTATTATTTCTGCTCGGACGTTTGACGCTCTAGATAACGCCATAAAGACTCTTTATAATGCACAACAGGTGATTGGTGGTGGAACGTTTGGAGTAACTCTTGCAACGTTTATTTTTCCTCAATTAATAGTTGGATCAGAAACTAATCATGTTTTCTTATCTCGCGCGGCTGTTCCAAGTTTTGTTTATCTTGAGATGGTATCTGCTGGATCGGTAAGTCAGGCGACTTTTGATATTCAAATCTCTGCAGATAATACCACATGGAAAACGATCTTGAAAAGTTTATTGCTATTTAATTTGAATGTAAATGTCCCGACTCCGGTAACGTCGTTTGCTATAGCAACTATTCCAGCTGGCTCTTGGGCGCGCGCGATTTGTAATGGACCGGATATAACCGGAAAACAAGCAACCTTACAACTTAACGGGACTCTCCAATGAGTATTCAATTTTCTGGTGGACCTATTACTACTTCAACTTTCGCTGGTGCGACTACATCTGCCTTAATCGCCGGTATTCAGGCCGCTCTAACTGCGTCTAATTGGACCGTTATATCGGGTGGTGGGACTACTAATCTTCTAATGCAGACTGTCAATTCTCCTCAGAATATGCAAATGCGTTTTAGATTTAAGGATAATGGTCTTCTAAACACAGTAAATCAAGCGACCATTCAAATTTCTCTTCAGAACGTTTCTGGGACTCTAGTCGGAGTTAGCGGAGCGGGCAATGGTGTTAGTCTTAAAGTTCAGGCAACTAGTAATTTTAGAGTAATATGTGGACCGTATTACTTTTGGATTGTAGTTCCGGGCGTTTATGGTGATTATCAAGTCTTTGCCATGGGAGGATGTCCTTGGGTACCAGCGTTTCTTGCCGGTTCAGCAGTAACAGCCTTAGGTTACTTGATAGGAGGTAGTTCAGCATCTAATAATACTATTGTGCCAGTTAGTTTAAGGTCTACTCCTAATGCTAATTTGACTACTAATCCGTTGGACTTTGACGCGACTGGAAATTCGGGTTTTAATCAGAGTCCATTCCAGGGAATCATCAATTCAAACTTAGTGGACCAGGGCGGCGCTGCGTCGAACCAGTTGGCTGGATGGTTTCAGTTATTTGGCCCGATGGCTAAGGGTTACGCAGCGACTAACTCTCAAGGTCTAACGTTCCAGTTTTATGACGGCAGTTTTTGGACCTTTGACCCTTGGGTCGCGTGGACAGATGTAGCCAATACAAATCCTCCAGTCTCCTACGCTAAAATAGTCGGGATGCTTTGGGATTGTGTAGCTATTTTCGATATGAGCATAGTCGGTGATACAACAACAACTTTTTTTGGCCACAATTGGTATGCTATAGGTAATCAACAATTGCCTAATATTTGGGTAGCAACCAGTTAGAAGAGAAGAAATATGTCAACGTTTGTAACCCACAATTTTGTTCTCGAAGGAAATTATACTTTTACCCAAATAACAACTTATGCTGGCGTTGGAACTGGCACTATCACTTTATTGCAGGAAGATAAAGTAGCTGGATACAGTTACTCAGTGTCTATTTTTGATTTTGTGATTAATCCAAATCAGGGGGGCGTACAGCTTCCATACGCTTATATTGGATGATTAGAGAAATACAACTCGCTGATTTGATAAGGATAGAGAGAATGCATTCAGGGGATTTTCCTCTGCCGAAAATCATGGACCCGTCTTACGTCTCTCAACTCACGATTTGTAATGGTGACGAAGTTGTTGGAGCAATCTTTGGAAGAAGAACCTCTGAACTTATTCTTATTTTGAAAAACGATCTTCCTCGAATTACTAAAGCGAGGCTCTGGCAAGAGGCTGGGAAAGCGATTGCAGAAGACCTTATGAAAAAAGGAATTAAGAGCGCACACGTCTTCGCAGACTCAGAAGAGTATGCTAAAATCCTTGAAAGTCATTTAGGTTTCGTCCGTGCGACTGGCATTCCTCTGTATTTGGAGGTAGACTGATGGCAAAAAGTCAGACACAAGACGCTACAAATAAGGCTAATAGCATTTACAATCAGGGTCAACAGCAGCTACAACCCGTCCAACAAGGTTTAATGAGCCAAACTGGAATAGGCGCTCCTGCTGCTCCAGGATCTACGAGTCAATTTCAAGGACAGACAGGACAAGAAGCCAAAGCTGGTTTCGAGAATATGCAAACGACTGGTGGATATGATCCTACTCAATTGCAAGGTTTACGTTCAACTTCTCAGGGATTCACTCAAACTGGAGGCTACGATCCCAATCAATTAGCTACGTTGACTGGAGGCTATACAGATTTTGCTCAGACCGGGGGTTATGACCAAGCCGCGAAAGATCGCTTCTTGAATCAAGCGACATCTGGAGTCACTTCTGATTACGACGTTCTTCAGCAACAATTGCAGAGACGAGCGGCCGCGCAGGGTGGTAACGTTGCTGGAGAAACTGCTATGATGGCTCGTAATTTGGCACAAGATCAGGCTAATGCGACTTTGAATGCCCAAACTGCTTTGGATCAGCAAATAAATGCAAATAAATTAGCGGGTCTTGGAGGTCTTGGAACAACCGCTGCAAATGTTGCTGGTGCGCGTGAAGCGGGGTTTGGTCAACAACTTGGTCTCGAAGGTGGTGTTGCTGCTGGATCTCGCGCGGGAACTCAGGGTTTGCAGGGTCTGTATGATACGAGCACTGGGCAATTAACCGCACAGGGAAATCAGCTCTTACAGTCAATGGGACTTCAGTTTAATACTCAAGAAGAAGCGATTAGCTTTTTAACAAATCTGTCTAAAAATCCCGGTTTATTCGGTAATATCATGCAGGGAATTGGTGCTGTAGGTGGTGCTAATCCAGTGAGCTTTACTCACGCTTTCTAAATGAGGAAATATGAGTTCACCAAATGACGTTCTCGAAATGTTAAGGCAGAGACAGCTTCAGCAAGCTTTAATGCAGGCATCAGGACCACCGCCTGCCGCTCCAGAACAAGAGCCTCCAGATATGGGAGTGATTCCTCGTCCTGACACTCAATTCGTAACTCCCCCAGAAGCAACGTTCTATCCAGCGACGCGCGCGTATGAATCTATGATTGGAACTGGGCCGCAGCTTTCACAGTACAAACCTTCTTTTGGTCGTCGTCTTGGAGGGATCCTTGCGGGTATCGGAACTGGAATTTTAACGAGAAATCCTTTGGTCGGTATGGAGATGAATCGTTACGTCAAAGAAGGTCCATTTGCTGAACAACAAAGACAATTCCAACAAAGACTTGGAGAAGCTGAGAAAAAGTCTGGTGTTGAAATTGGGGAGGCCGAATCGACCGCTAAAATCGGGGAACTAGGTGAAAGACGTAGAGCAGAGGTATCTCGCGCCGGTGCAGAAAAAGCTAGAGAGTCACGTGAAGCAGCCGAAGAACGCGCGCTCAGACCAGGAACCTCCGAATTCACAGGAAAGGAAGAGATTACAAGGTTGCAACACCCTGAAAGTGCAATTTTTGAAACCAAAGATACTTTCACTGGTAAACTGAAAGATGGCACTCCTGTCGACAACCTTTCTCGTGTGCACGATAAGGCTGGGAAGTCTATTCATTATATGGGAGACGATGGTACAGTGTACACCGCTGAATCTTTTGAACCCGGCAGTTTGCAGCCTAAAATGAAGCTTTCGGGATCTGAACCAAGGACTTCAATTGCGATGAAATACCGCAACTATTTAATGACCAATAACTATCAAACCCCTCCTCCTGAATTGGTTGATCAGTGGGAAGCTGAATCTGCACAAGCAAGAGAGACTCCAGCTTTGAAGGAAGAAAGAACTGCAACTGCAAAATTGAATGTGAAAAGGGCCGAAGGTGCTACTCCACAAGAAATCGAGCAGTTCCGTAATTTTGCCTCTACACATCCAGAACAAGCTATGGATTATGCTAAGGGATATTCCGATATAAAAAGAAGGGATTTGCTCGCGGCTGTCCCGATTCAAGTCATTCCTCCCGCGGCAGATAAAGTACTTGTTGATGCCGCTCAAATTACTCTTCAACACGCGAAGACTTTAAGGGAGCTCATTGACGATCCACAAATACAGGCAAATCTTGGACCTATCTTAGGTCGAATTCAAGACTTCGAAGGTAATTGGGGTGGAAATCCTACAGGACTAGTTGATCCTGAAAAGGAGCAGGAGCTTTTATCTTTCATTAAAATGAACATGCTTCGTGAGGCTCGTCTTTTGGGCGGTAACAGGCCAGCATGGCAGGTCATTCAACTTTTGAGAACCTCAAGTCCTAGTGCAAAACAAATATATCAACGTTTTCTCGGTGCTCTTGATGCGGAAGAGAGAGGCGCGCAAAATACGATGGAGGGTATTCTTGGTCCTGGAAAAAAGAAAGAAGAAGTAGGAGATGAGGACATAAAAATCATCACACGCGGTGGTAGATAATGGACGATAGAGATATTGAAGATGAATTATCGTTGGCTCATGAGGAGTCTCTAGGATTGTCCAAAATGTGGCAGAAAATCAGTCAAAATAATATCGATTTGCAAAGAGAGAACAATGCACTTAAGAGCAAAATAATAAGTCTTGAGTATAACCTCGAACTCATGAGGAGTCTTCTGTTTAAAAAACAAAGCTAATGACTATTGAAGAATTGATTGACAAAAGCTCTAAAGAGCACGGAGTAAAAAGGAGTATTCTTGCTGGAATAATTCATGCTGAATCTCGTGGAAATGTTAACACCCCTGATTCTCCTAAAGGTGCTCAGGGAGTAGCTCAAATAATGCCGGAGACGGCTGGGTATCTTGGTATAGATCCGAAAAATCCAGAACAAGCAATCGATGGCGCGGCTAAGTATCTGCGAGAACTTACCGATCGATTTGGAGATGATCGTCTTGCGGTTGCAGCATATAATGCTGGTCCTGGTGCCGTTACCCGTTATGGTGGTGTCCCTCCTTTTCCTGAAACACAAAAATACTTGAACTCTGTCTTTGGTGGTGGTTATGTTGGAGGTACTGGAAAACCCATGGAATACGTTCTTGAAGTCAAAGGGGAACAATTCAGAATTAATGCTCCCGATAATGCCTCTGACGATGAATTAAAAGCACTAGCTCGGACGGAATATGCACGCAGAAATCTGGAGAAAAAGGAAGGAACTAGGGCTGTTAAAGGTGCTCAACAACAAGGACGTACGGCCGTTAAGGAGGTCCCAAGCCCAGTCACAGCAACCAAAAACTATGCTACAAATGTTTTCAAGGGCATTCCTGGAGCGATTGGGCGCGCGTTGAACCCCAAAAATGTAATTTCAGGTCCTACTGGAACTGGCTTTGGAGGGGGCGATGTAGTCACTCCGGAGAGCCTCGAAAGGGGAATGTCTCTCGAAAGTATTCCTATTTTAGGTTCCGTCCTAAGGGCTTCTAGAGGAGCTATGAAACCAGAAGAGGCTGCGGATTGGGTGGTTAGCCTTGGTCAAGCGGGTCTAGGATCTCGCATTCCAGCGGCCGCTCGTGCTTATCCAGAAGCAGCTATTCCGAGTGCAACTCGCGGTGCATTTAGCGAGCCTGGATATTCAAAGCCTGGAGCGGCTGTTGGTTCTGCGGCTGGTGGGGCAGCCGGAGCGGGGGCAGCGCACGGTCTTGGCTTACCTTACTATGTTGGCGCGGGTCCTGGGATGGCCATGGGAGGCCTTGCTGGAAGTAAGGTACCCGCAATGATTCGAGGTTTTAAACAAGGTCTTCAAAACTTTTCGGTACCCGAAAGGAATGCTGGTCCCATTAATGCCGAACCCGCTCCTTCAGGTGGTCCTTACAATCCTTGGGGAGGGATGGCGCAAGGAAGACCTGCTCTTAACGTTCCTTCTGTTGATATCAGAGGACAAAAAGGTCCATTTTATGGTGGACAGCCGGCAACAGAAATGCCACCCGCTCAAGGATTACCTCCAGGTCCTGGAATCTCGGGAGAATATCAACCACCACAACCAACGGGTCCTGCAATTCCACAGGGGACAGGAGCGATTCCAATGCCCCCCGCCGGTGAAGTTCCTGTTTACGGAGGTAAAAAGGGCCTCGCGCGCGCGTCCGAGAGCGGAATGTACACTCCGAGGCAAAGAAGATTGCAGCTTTATCAAGAAGGTGCAAACATTCCACCTCCACCTGAAGAGGCTGGTGCTAATCCGTTCAATGTAAAACGCGAAAACCTCAAAGACCTTGGCAAACCCTACGAGCCACCATTGCAAATGTCCAAGAAAGGTGCGCCTAGTGCCGAAGAACTCAAGAAAGTTGCGGATACCCTGAACATGAGTGTGGACGACCTTCTAAAGGAGTATCCACACCTCAAAGAAGGTGGAGAGGCTCCTGAGTACGAATATCGTGGAAAAGGTAAAATCACTGTAGAAGAGAAAACGCCGAAAAAAGAACAAAAAGTTATCCTTCCTGAAGCGGTTCGAGCTGAAGCTAAAGCTCGTGGGGAGAGCCTTAAAGCAGCAGTTCAAAGACTTAAAAAGGAGGGCTTTATCGTGAAGGCTGATCGTGAAATCAAGAAATTGGAAAAAGATTAATCACAACTTGGTGACCATACCTTTCCGTCTCTCCAATAGACATCCCAACCATTGTTCTTAAGCCACAATCGCAAAGAATCTCCTGGCTTAAGACCTATTTTTTGACGTACTCTATGACGATGAATTAGCACCGTTGACCTCGAAATATGCATTATTCGTGAGATTGCAGGAGCTTCATGACCCTCTGCTACTAGATCAAGAAGTTCTAGCTCTCTTTCTGTAAACGTGATTCTACTTCCCTGAGCCATTGTTTTATAAACTCCACTTGTTCAAGAGTTATCGTTGCCTCTTCCACCTTTCCTTGTACTGGGACGAAAATTATCTCCACATCTGGGTATTCTAAAGGAATATCCTTTCCGAATTTAGTAATATCACCGACGCCGAGGACTGCAGGGTCAAAGAGGACAATATAAATATGTCCTGGTTTGAATTCATGGATTTTAATGTACTGCTCCCATGAGATTCGCGTTAGTAATGGATCTTGAGGCATTCCAATGTTCCTTATTTCGTGAACAATTTTACCGTCTTTGATAAATCTGATTGTATCTGGAGGACAATCTTCACACTCGTCAATCCAAAACTTTGAAAAGTTCATATTTCTCTTATCTTCAAATACTTCTCGTAGACTGATTTTTTCATCTTGTAGAAAAACTTTTTGCTTCCTTGCTTACGAAAAGGACCATCAATCATATCTCTCTGAATTAAAGTATCTAAGGCGCGATCTAATTGCAGGGGCTCACACTTGGTTTTGTCTAAGAGTTTCGCACGTTCGACTTCTTGTTCGGGAGCGTCAACTAAAAGTTTTATGATTTCGGAAACAATGGGTGTTACTTCAGATCGTCCCTGCCCCATTGAGACCTTTTTGGTACCAACTACGGCTTCTTCACAACGTTGTATTGCGGTATCCAAGTCTTCTACGGTTATCTCTAAATTGTTAGATTTAGAAAGACTAACAAGCATTGCTACCTTAAGAACCTGATCACCAATACGCTCGATTGAACCTGTCCGATCATCGAATCCTGAATTCGAAATTTCATTATACCAATCATTATAATGATGTCTGGCTTGTTCGGGAATTTGAAATACACCCGTAAGACTAACAAGACGTTCAAGATTCTGTGCTAGTACCGAGCGCTCGACGAGTTGATCTGGTTTCCACATGAGTGAATTATTACGACGTCTCTTGGACTCGTGAACGATAAAGGTCCTAGCAAGAAAGCCTCCCTCAACATCACGAGCCCGAACAAAATCCTCAAAGAGAACTTCATTTGATGCTCCCAAAAGGGTAATACAAGGGCTTTTCAAAAACACGCGCCCCGACTTCAGGTTCTTCTCGTATCCATCTTCGTGTTCGTGTGTGTTATGAATGTCAGTCAAAACTACGAGAGATTTATCATCCTGAACAAGAAAACCATCAAGTTCAGGGGCACAGATGAATGCTTGCGCGTCCGAAAAAACTTTACCACTCGCAGTTGTTCTTTGATTACCGAGTTCTTCAAGAAGAGCGGGAACTGAGGTAGCACCGGATACAACGCGGGTACAATCAAGATGCTTAACGATAGATCTAGCATACCCTATAGGTATACCCTTCCTCAGTCCTGATTTTGATGACACCAGAACGACATAAATATTAGGATATAGAATGTAACTAAATCGATTCAAAAAAACATTTTTCCTCACTACCGCTGAAATGGCAGCTAATCCGCTCCACCAAAAGAATCTCTCGGGTGGCTCTAATTCAACCGTAGATTCTGTTAAGACGTCCAGCCATGATTTATCAGCCACTCGGCTGCCTCTCTGTCTAATTGTTCATCTGGCTTCCCGTTACCCTGAAGTGCAGTTTTTTCTCTTCTTTTTCTGTCTCTATAGTCCCTTTGATTTCTTCGTGCTGTTTCATTGCGACAGAGACGACACTGCCTATGATTTTTTGCAACGTAAAGATTTTCTCCTTCCATCTTATGAAGGCCTCTTCTGCAGTACTCTGACTTGTGCTCACCCATTAAATTTTTCCACGCGTTACCGAATCTACTCTTCCATCAAAATGAAATTTTGTGTTTTCCGGTTTGAGGGATTCAAGGATACAATAATTAGCGATATTATAAAGATGCTCAAGATTACCAGATTTCTTATAAGCTTTCAATTCGATAGAAATACGTGTCATGTATTTTTTTCTTACTTCTGGTATTCCATAACGAATGTGACCAACAACCAAACGATTAGCTTGTTTTTGGAGAAATTCGTGCATCCTTGGCTGATGAGGAATCTTTATTTTGTCTGACCAAATTATTTCTGATTTCATAGTGGTCTTATATCCTTTATTGAGTCCTCTAAACTCTTAAAATGCTTCACCTGAGGCAACCAATGAAAAATATTTTCTTTCTTACCGATTACTCTTATCTCGATGCTTAAGGCAAGAGCAATTCCAAATTCAACATGCCGACCACCTCGTCCACGATTTGACTTGTTCGTTGAAAACCAAAGAACTAAATTGGAATCATTTATATCCTCCCAATCGTCTTGAGCAAATTTGGAGTTTATTTCATGATCTTGGCCTTCGAGGACTTCATGCTCTCCGTTTATCCAGCGCGAAGTAACTTTGAACCCTTTTGATTCAAGAAAAGCTCTGTATTTCCTCATTTCTGGGTGGCTTGAGTAATTCGAAGCTAAGTAAATTTTCATGCGATTTTCTCCATTATTTCCCAATTGTTTTTTCCAATTTTGACTTCACACGGTATTACAAGGACTTTGTTTCCTCCAAGAGAGCACTTGGAAAAGTCAATAGGCTGTTGCATTTCTTCCATTATGACCTTAATAACTTCGTCCACTTTAGGAATAGGAACCATCGATAAGAAGCTATCATGAGATTCCGAGAGAATCTTTATATAAGGACATCGCTTTTCAATTCTCTGGGCCGCGAATTTAGTCTGATCAGATACCGTTGCCTGCGGTATCTGGGCATAAGCCTCCTTAAAAAGTTCATCGCCCCATTTATTAAGGAACTGACGAACACGGCCGTGAGGACTTGTTAAAGTGCGATCATTATTCTTGAGACAATCTTGGATTCCTTTGTGAAAGACTCCCTTGATATTCGAATTTGTAACGTGAACTTTCTCCAAGATCTTACCACAACGCCATTCGCTTAAACCTGTAAGTTCTGAGGCAACTCGTTTACCCATGTCATAATGAGCCGCGTGTCTGAATTTCTTACCAAGTTGTCTTGTTTCGTCATCTATTAATTCTTTGAGGTATCTACTTATGGCTGTTTTAAGTTCAAGAATTCTTGAGACATTAGTACATTGAAAAAATTCATCCAAAAGGTTATTAGGAGCTATATCCTGAATCCATCCATAAGTGATTCTGTGGATGTCCAGATTGTATTCAAAGATCTTCTGCAACTTAAGATCATTTGCCAAGATAGCAACAACTCTAGCCTCTGCTCCTGATAAATCGGGCTCCAGGAAAACGTATCCCTCGTCAGGTACGTACATCGACCGAATATCAGACCCAACATCGCCGTGCTTGGTAAGCGTTTGAAGAGCACATCCCATTGGTTCTGTGGTAACAGGAGACTTGAGAATCCCTGTTGATGTTCGTCCAGTTTCCAACGCAATCCTAAACGAAGTTCTGATTCGTCCGTCAGGTGACGGATTACACTCAACATAAGTTCCGATGGTCTTCTTAATTTTTCTAATAAGGAGAACCAATTTAAGAATTCTTCGTTTGTCCGTATCTTTAACAACGTTTCTGAGTAAGGAATCAATCGTTTTTTCATCCGTCCTCTTTCTCGCTGGTAGTTTTAAAACTACAAAAAACAACCAAGGTACGTCTTTGTTGCTATTTGCATTTATTCGTCGGTCCCCAATGTACGACGCGCAAAGAGAATCTAGTTCTTCTTGCGCTTCTTTGAGCTTGTCCTTATACTTTTCCAGAAGAAATCTTTGTTTGAAAGCATCCCTCTTAATTCCCCAACCCTCAATACGAGAATAAAAGGGATGCAATGGCATGACTCGGGTGAAGAAGAACTGCTCAAGATTTCTATCTTTCAGTTCCTCCAATTCTTTCTCATAAACTTCAAATGTAACAGCAGCATCTCTGGCGTTGTACAAAAGAAGTCTATCGAACTTATCTTTCTTAGGATTAAAACCCTTGCCCTCTTCTTTATAATAAGGTTCTCTTGTTAAAACGCTTGTTATGAATTCAAGTTTCCCAGGAAGTTCTGGGTATAAGGTTCTAAAAGCTAAAAGAGTATCGAACCAAAACGAATACGTCTTAAGACCATAGAATAGAGTGCCGTTTACACACTCATCTGATTGCTTTTCATCGAATTTGAAATTCTGACCTACCTTCCTAATTTTCGGGTCGGCTAGAATTCGAGCAACTTCAAACCAAAGATTGACCAAATCAGAGCGAGGAATAACATTGCCGTGGATGTTGACAAGTGGAATACTAATTGCTTCGTCTCGACTAAAAGCAAGAGCAATGCAAATAGGTATAGTTCTAAAGGTCTCAATGTCGACCGAAACAATCGTTTTACTCTTATGACGATCCAGAAATTGATATAAGTCAATGGAACTACGGCAAGCAATGAGGTTACGGTGTGGAGTATCATATTCAGGATATCTCGATTCTTCTACGGCGCGCGCGAAGTCCCATTTGATGTATGTTAGGTCCTTCCACGAGAGCATTTTCGATTCCTCAGATTCTGCGTGCAAGAGACCCGCAGGATGAAGGGTTGAAACTAGTTTAATCCCTAGATCAGTTTGCAATATGCTGCCACGATAATGCTTAATGCCATCCAGCCCAGTAAGAGCGCACAAAGCAGTAGCACCAATAGCAAGGATGCAGTTCGGATTGAGGCTTCGCAGTTCTTCTCGTAACTGCGGTATAAAATCATCCAACTTGTGACCCACAAGATTAAGTAACCTAAGATCATTGTTAGGTGGACGTACTTTGCATACATTGGTAAGATACACTGAATCACGAGAAATACCTACACTTTCTAGACATTCGTCTACGAGCTTTCCTGAAGGACCGGAGAAGGGAATTCCTATAGCTTCTTCCCTTTCTCCAGGCGCCTCACCAACTAACGCGAGTTTTGCTGTGGATGGACCACAACCACCAACGTACTTAGGTGACATTTTTTACATGCTGGTCGTATTCCGCCCAATTCAATTTCAATTGCGCACACAGCATTACTTCTATTGATGTGGCAATTAGATGTTGAATGTGGTATGGTGCTCTGGGATCTTCTCCTGGTTCTTCGTATAGGCTTTCGTCTGAAAGACCTTTGTCCCACTCATCGACTTGTTCGGCCGTTATTCCGTCTTTTTTGCAAAGCCAAGCCTCGATGATTTCATGAATAGCAACGAGGAATTCGAAATCCTCAAGTTCTTGAAATGCTCCAGTACAATGTTCTCCAACAATCGCTTTTAACTGTTGAGACATTTCCTCGTCTCTTTTCAAGATCTTTGAGACGTTGACATTCAACGTTCCGTCTGGTTCAAAGGTCCAATCTCCGACTGTGTCATATCGTTGACAACTGTGGGGTATCGTTTCTACGCTTATTTTCAGCATGGCACCCTCCTGATTTTCTTCACTTTGCTGTTCTCCACAAAAAACATTAATTCCCTTCCCAAGAATTTCTCCATGTCTACTGTTCCGTTTGGAGAAAATTCTTCGTCCCATAGGGTTATCATTGCGGCAATCGTATATATGTTAAATCTCCCACTTAATGGACCTAGTGGGGTTTCAAATTTTAAGGGTACTCCTTCAAGTGGATCAATTAGGGCATCCACTTCATAGCTTTTAATATTGTCAGTCACCAATTTGGCTTTTATCCATTGTCCTTCCATACTTTTCCTGCATCTCCTGATCGAATTTTTGAAAATCTTCTGAAAAGCTAGAAAAAAGAGCGGTTTCCTCGCGCGCAAACTCTTGCATTAGAGATAAGGCACCCGCGAAAAATAGACGTTTCATTCCGTCAAGGTCAACTTCGTCCACTTCTTCCTTAATGGCTTCAGACCGATATTTTTGCCAAAGTTCTTCAATAGTCATTGTGTTGGTGGTTCTCCAAAGAGTCTCATATTCATTTGCTCTTTGGTCGTTTCTTTATCTTTCATTGCACAATCAAAACAGACCAAAGCTCCATTTTTCCCGTATGGGCGGCACTCTTCGAATTTATGACAAGTAGAACACTCATTAGGTTCCTCTTCGAAGATGACTGGAATTCCATTGATGTTTTTGCTCATTTTAGTCTCTTAACGATATTCTGATGAAACTTTGGATTCCTCTCAATAGCGACATAACGACGATCTAATTCTTTTGCCGCATGGACGAAAACACCTGAACCGGCAAAGGGGTCTAGGATTTTTCCACCGGCAAAAGTGCAGGTTCGAACAAGCGTCTTAGCGAGGTCTAGCGGTTTTTCGTTTGGATGGATCATCCTTGTATGATGGACTATTTGAAAGGGAAAGATGGAGGAAACTTCAGTACTTGAAGTTAAAACTGGGGCTCCTTTGACGGCTAAAAGAATTGGTTCATAGTCGCGCGCGTGCTGCCATCCAGAGGAGCCGTGAGTCATACCTCCTACTTTTTGCCATATAATGGGGTATTCTTGAACACGAAAACCGAAAGTCGGAAGGATCTTAGAATAAGAGATAAAGTCCGGAGTAGATAAAACAGCGTAAAGGAATGCGTCTGACTTGAGTACTCGAAAGATTTCACGGAAAATTGGAAGAGTGTGTTCGTCTGCACAGAGTTCTGGGTCTCTGAACTCCGTCCACGGTGGATCAGTAATGCAAGCGTCAAACGTCTTGTCGGGGAATAACTTAAGTATATCAAGAGAATCTCCCAAAAGGACTTGATCCATGTTTGGAGTTTGGATTAAAGACTCAAGCTCGTTAATTTCTCTTGCGGCCATTCTTCGGACGAGCTTAATAGCTGTTGTCTTATCCTTAATTTTGGACAGCCCTGGATTCTGCTTTAGCGCCTCTGCAAGTCTTAAGTCTTCGGAAAAGGTTCCTATCGCGCGTTTCAATTCTCTCGCGGTATCGACCGCAGACCAACCAATTTTTATTCCATCTTTTGGTCGGCCGCCCAAATTTTTTCCGTGAAGTTCAATCTGTAAAGAATGAATTTCGGCCTCAATGGTAACGAGATCAACCCAAGAGATGTTGGGCTTTTTTATGATAAGTTGGAGGAGTTCGAGCTTGTTATCTTTGACAGGCTCTATGAGTTCTTTTGTCTTTTCGCTCTCATAGCCGTCGGAAGCGATGACCTCAACAACCTTATCAATTAATTCGTCAGTCACCTTTAGATCTGGTGTCATCTCTTGGATTCTCCTTGTCCAGTTCTGCTCGAAAATCTCGAAACTCCATCAGCAGTGCTCCAGCAGCGCCTGATGGGAATCTATTTCTATCGAAGAATTTGAGCAGCATCGCATCAGCCTCAACACGAGCTATTGACTGTATTATGTCCCGCGCGAAATTGAATGCCTGTGCAACTGACATCTGACAGACTATGTTTTCGTCCTTAAGAATTTGAACATAGGGCATTTTATCGCGATGTGCAACCAAACCATTGACCCACATTGTACTCATTCTGTTCTCCTTAAATTGTCAAAAATCATATTATCATAATCGTCTTCCGGCATGATTTTCAAGAGGTATTCTCCTTGAAGGGGTCCGAAAGAATTAACGCTAGATCCTGGTTCGAGTGCGTTACATTGTTGAACGAACTCCTTCCATGTTGCGTATCCGACAACGATAAAACGCGTCCCTACTCTTACTCCGTCAAAGGTCGTGCCCTCGAAACTAAACCCTATTTCGTCTCTTCTATTAGAACGGACTATCAAGAAGCCCTGCTTCATTATATAGTTTAGAGTCCTGCCGTCAAGGCCGTCAAGTATTTGTCCCCAGAGCATTTAATCCGCTCCTTCAGATGTCACATAAACAAGTAACCCATATTGTCCGGTTCTATTGCCTTGATCATCGTACCAAGAGACGATTTCATACCTGTATTCCTTAACGAATCTACGGTAACGCTCTAGGTCGTATATTCCTTCAACGGGTCCGTAAATTATCTCTAACATAAATTTGCGCGTCGGTGGATTCTGACTCCATCTCTAGCATAAATCTAGAATTCTTTTGATGGCGGCTCCGATATTTTATTCGCGCGCAACCTTTCAGTACCCCGATCTGAGAATCCTTCGATACAAATCGAGAAGTTCTCCTTTTTGTTGATTAATTATTTCTTTCAACTTCTCGTTATCGGCCTCTACTTGATCCACCTGATTAAATCGGGTGGACATTACCGGTCCTGCGTTCGTATTCTTTTCGTTCTGTAGGTAGTCTTTCTCTTTCATTTTACTCTCCTTTTTCTTAGCGGCGCGACGGTGGGGTTGTCCCAGGGTTAAAGCCTTTTATTCCGTTATTCCTCATCGCGTACCCTTACGATGTTTTATTATTCGCGCGCCACTTTGTTTTATTTCGCTTCTTCCTCTTCTTCTTCACTCTCTTCGTCTTCGTTGTTGATGTCTTCTTCAACCTCGATGTTTGTATCCGCGCCGACCGCTGGATTGCTCAACATTTTTTCGAGGAGACTCTCTGCAGCGTCTTCGTTCACAGCCTCGAGAGTTCCTGTTATCTTGAATGTGTATCTCATGATTTTGCAACCCCCACCGCCGGACGGAAATTCACGTTGCGAAAATTTTTGATTGTGTTTTGTTTCCGCTCTGGATCGAAAACGATGTAAGCTGCGACTTCCTTTCCTATGACCGAATTCAGGTCATATTCTTTGTCTTGTTCTGCTTTACCAGAGTCCGTGAATGTTGCTGTGAATTCTGCTAGCATATCGAAGGATGTACCTATTGCCTTCTCCGAGAACCAGTGCTTTAGTGGTGTCCCGGCCTTTGGACCGTCAACAACAACGAAGTCAGCCTCTATGTTGTTTGACGTTGGGTCAGTCTTACCGGGCTTCCACTCTGATATGCCTCGGACTTGCAATTTGTACCACGTCGCGTCTAGTTGGTTAGTTGCTAGCAGATCGGATTTGCTGAACTTAACTTTTGGCATTTGTTTTCCTTTCGCTTTTTGTTATAAAGCCGTTGATTCCACTTTCCCCAAATTAATATAACTAGATAAAAGACCGAATAGTGGTCGGTCTGTGAAGTCAAGGTGCGCGAAGGGTAACTTCAAAGCAGTTTTCGCGGAATCTTCTCCGATGGCTTCAAAAGAGACGATATGCTTTGCCTTTGAATCGGAACTGAATGCATCCCCTGGTTGGATGGAGAATTGCCACATCTCGTCGAACTGTGCTGGGATGTAAGCAGCAATTTTGTTACCCGCTGTTACTATTCTTCGTGTTTGTGTAACAACGTTTGATCCAGGAGGACCCTTCTGATCGGAAGTTATAATATGACAACAAATGATAACGTGTTTAGGATTTCCGGGACGCGCCCAAAGGAACTTTAATGTATCGATGTAGTATTTCAGGAAGGAATCTTCTCCGTTGTAATAATCATAGCCACGAAGTTCGATCATCTTGCCACCGCTTCTCGTCGCTTTAATATTCTTAAGCATTGTAAGAATATTCTGTCCCTTAACATCGTCCACAGTTTTGAGCGCGGTATATGATAAACCAGTCACTGTGTCCCCAATTATGGTCTCATAAGGACATTCGTTTTCCGCAAAAAAGCCATTTTTTTGCGCGTCCTCTTTACTGATGTGGGGATAATACTGAACGAGTTCCGCTAATTTATCTCCAACACCGAAAACGTCAAAAAATGTGTCCCAAAAAATCTCTTTCCCAGGAAAGTGTTTCTGAGCGATATTTGGCATCTTGTAATCATGGTCAAAAACATAAGCTTTAGGGAAAGATAAGGCGCCAACGCTTTTTCCAGAGCCTGTGTCTCCCTTGAAAAGAGCGAAAACGCCGTGCTCTTGAATTTCTGAATCTAGTGTACTATGTGGCATTTGGTATTTGCGACAACAGTGTTCGTTGTATTTTCCTTTCTTCTCTGCACTCGTCACAGAGCGGTTTCTTTATCTTATCCTGATAATGTTCTTTTGTGTACACCAACTCGCGGCCGCACTCACCCCAACAACGTGTTAAGCGATTGATAACCATGTCTGGATTGGTCAAGAAGTGTGTGCAATTAGGAATCATGCACTTGAAAATGACCTTGTCTTTGGTTGTAACAAAGCGTTCGTATAAATGTGCACCTTTGTGTTTATACTTCACGGCGTCTTCTCCGCATAAATCCTTTCAAGAATCTCAAATTGTCTGTCAGTAAGTCTTCTTCGTTCGTTAAATTGAACTGCAATAGATGTTATAAAGTCTTCCTCCCATTCGGTCAGATTATGACCTATTGTGGAAACTACGTTTATGAGGTGTTCGATGTTACTTGCGTTGTTTTCCATCATCTAAGCCTCCAAAATAGCCGCAACGTCCCATTTTTCGCCGACCGAAAAGTCTCTTGAAATAGTGAACAAACGCATTTCTGGAGTCGATTCACAAATAGGGATGTACACGCAACCGGAGTACTTGTCGCAAGCTGTCAGATTCATAGGCCAATTATCTTCGGAAATGCTTTTGTGCAGTTCTTTCGCCCACCAGGTTGTATTTTTGACCCACTCGTCAATTCTAGTTTGTGGGATATTCAAAAGGAAGCGCTGAAATCTTTCATTTGGAGCCAAAGTTTTTTGGAATCCAATCTTGTTAATCATCATATAGTTCATGCCCAAAACGAAGCAAGTACCGATGAATTGATTGGACATTGAATTTGGAGTACTTCTCCTTGAACCCGTTTTATGATCCCAAGGAGCAATTCGAGTTCCCTTCTCAGCGACCAAATCGCACTTGATATTGTAGATGATTTTCCACTCTTCATCCTCAAAGAGAATCTTGGAACCTACCTGCTCAACGGCCAGTGGATGCCACTCATCGTGTTTATAAAACTCGCAGTATGCACCGAATTGATATATGACTTCCTCAAGAATTTCTGGTGGAGTGTTCATCTGACTCGCGAAGAATGGTCCAACTACTTTGGTACAGAACACCTCTGGAGTCAAATCTCCCGGTTCTATTTTGGCCTCTCTTAATTCTCCCCATGTATCGGAACGAAAATCCATCATGTCGAACCGATAGCTGTAGTAAACTTCGAGCAGTTTGTGAAAGAGATCTCCTTTTTCCAAAGCTTCAGCTTTCACATTGGGTTTGAGGAGATCAACGAAAGCTTGTTTCACCTTCAAGGGACAACTCTGATAAGTATTCAGAATCGTCGCGTCAAGACTAACTATTTTTTGTTCCATTTTCTTCGTGTTAACTTTTCGTGCTACGAAACGTTCTTAGGTTGTCCTTTACCACAACCATCGGTTTCCTTGACCTCAGGCCACAGGGTGATATTTACTAACTGCATACCACCTGGTGTCGCAGTTGGAAAGGTCGTTGCTCTCGGTGGTTTTCTACGGCAAGAACCCTGCCCGACCACCTTTGAATTCTCTGAATCGTAAAAGATACAGTTAACACATTTTGTCATAACGAAATTGGCCCCGCTGGAGGTAAGAGTTTTTGGATAGCTTCCGTAAGTTCTTGAGTAAATTTCAGGTCTCTCTTCTCACAAAATCCTCCCGATTGTTTTGCTAATTTTTCGAGGAATTCTGGTCTCTTTCCTGGTCCGACATAATAAATCGTGAGCTTAATATTCTCGGTAGCTTTGAGGGTTTGTTCTTGATTGTTCGCATTCACATCTCCGTCCGTTATTACGAGAGCTTCATTGTAACCATCGGACTTTATGGCTTCGATCACCGGAGAAAGCCAAGTACCGCCATCTGGTTCGGGAACATTTTCTTTTGTGCATTTTCCCCAGTCTGTGTTGAACCAGTAATAATTCGCCGAAACTTGAATGTCCTTTATAACTTGACGTAAACAATCAATCGCACGCGTGGTTCCCTCGACAATGCCATCCATAGAAGCAGACACATCTAGGGCGATTGCTGGTTTGTTCTTGCTGGCTTTTAATCTTTGATAAAGAGTCATCGTCGATTGGTTTTGGATTAAGTTACCCATTGCGAGGTTCCTTTCTTTTGGTTCCGAAATTATCCACTCCCTTTCCGGCATCAGGGTGAAACTTCTTTCGTTCTTCAGGAGTCATATCCATATGGTGATTTTTAGCCTGACAGTATGGACAGTCAGGATTTGGAGTTGCTAAAATGATGCCTCCGTATTTATCACGTCTCATCGTATTGACCTCATGAGTTCGTCTAATTCTTTCTTCGCACGATTCAAAATTACGGCCACTTCTGTATCCCCGCCAACATCAGGATGGTGAGCACGAATGAGAGCACGATAACCCTGCTTAATGATTTCATCGACCGCTGAATCAACTGAAGTAATTTTAACACGATTGATTTCCTTTTCAATTTCAACGGCTAGGACCTTGAAACCGATTCCAAGTTTGTTTTTGATTTGTGTTGGTGTCAGTAGAAATGGGCTTTCAATTTTTACAGTGTAGTTCTTGAGTGTAGTCATCTCCTTTTTTACTCCTAAAATCCCTGAAATTATATTACTTGCTTCATCCTTCGAAAGTTTGTCAAGATCTACCTCGGTGTTGATGCTATCGATGTCGCGCCCTATTACTTCTGAAACGTAACTTCTCACAACAGTAGGATATCGTATCATTCCTACTAAGAGCGCACGAATGTAGGATTTTTGAGTAAGAGTTATCGGCTCTACTACAATCCCCACTTCTGTCCTCCCTTCATCATGAGGACTTCGGCTAACTCTTTCATGATTGAACTCTCCTGCCATTCAGCGGCCTGTCCGCTAAGAGTTTTTCCAACGATTTCTCGTTTCTTTTCAACGATCTCTGAAAAGAATTCATCCACCGTTCCAACTGCAACGAAATAAGTAGCAATGATGGATTGTACTGTATCCACCCTTCCCATCCTAGCTAGTCGTCCTTCAACTTGTTCTTCATTCGCCGGATTCCATTGCCTTTCCAGCATTATTATTGTATCAGAGACTTTTTGGAGACCGTCAAGACCTTCGCCGGATGCTAAGGCGGAGAGAATTAAGACGCGCGAGTTTGAATTTAACCAGTCGTTTTTCTTCACTTCGCGAACTTCAGGACCAAGACCAACAAGGTTCCAAGGCTCACCCTCGTTGATTGAGTTCATTAATGCTTTGAGCTTTGTCTGAAGTAACTCTGCGACGTCTTGATGATGAGCAAAGATGCAAATTCTCTTCTCGGCTGTAGAGCCTAAGAATTCCATTACGTAGTCAATGCAGGGATCAATCTTAGAATATCCGACGAGATGCCGCATTCTAGAAAGATAGGCGAGCGTGTGCCCGGAATCTTGAAAAGAACTTGCATTTGAGTCGTAATCGTTTCTAAATGCCAGAAACGTATCTTTGTAGGCTTGTTCGACCTCATCTGCAAGATCACAAAGTTGAAATTGCCGATCAACCACTGGTAGCTCAGGTGCAACCTCCTTTCTTTCGCGTCGAATGATAAAGGAAGAAGTTTTCTGGAGGAAAGCTTCCGGATCGCGTAATCCACCAGTCTTATACCCATAACCATTCCACACTGACTGGCATTCATAGCGTAGAAAGTTCGAGTAGTTTGAGAACATTTCAGGGTGCAACATATTGAGCACACTGAAGTATTCTCCAGCGTGATTCTTGATGGCCGCACCAGAGAGGGCAACGACGTGCTCAACGCAATTTGCAAGGCGACGTACCTCCACGGTTCTTTGGGATTCAGGATTTTTGATGTTTTGACATTCGTCGATAATTAGTGTCTTAACACCTGCTTTTTTTATCATTTCTTCGAAGCGATTTTCGTAGTGGCCTCGATCTCCTTTTTTTCCGTTGAACCTTCGAAGCAGGTCGAAGGAAACGATGTATAACTTTTGTTTGGGGAGAAGTGTGTCTTTTGAGTCCTCGATGATTTGTGGGAAGACAATGCCCAGATCGTCATCTTCGGAAAGCCAGTCATAACCCTGGTGTTGCCATTGTATCTTCAAACTTCCTTTGACAACGGCTACGGCTGGAAGTAGTTCTTTGTGCAAGTACAAGAAAGCAAGGACTTGAATTGTTTTCCCTAGTCCCTGTTCGTCTCCGATTAGTGCCGTTCCGTCGGCGTGTTCCAAGAACTCAACCCCTTTGATTTGGAACGGTCTTAATTTATGGCCGAGAAGACTTCTGAGCGCGCTGGCGTCTTTGCGCGCGAGTTGATCCTGAACGATGAAATGGCCGCACTCGAGAATATTCACCGTGCGTTGCTCGGTCCCAATGTGGACTGTGGACTTCGTTTTCGCCGTTTTCTGACAGGTTGGGCACTTCTCTTGAATGAACGGCATTATTTTTGCACCTCACGCATTTGCTCTTCGAGATTCTTGATATTGCGAAGCAGCGCGCGTAGAAGTTGATTAGGGAATGGATCTTCAATCCTTTTTATCAGCCACTCTAAGTTTATCTGAGTATTCTCAAGATCGAGAATCCAATCATTGAGAGTTGTTGTTTCGATTTTGCTCATTGGATTTGTCCCTTTTGATTGCACGTTCGATGTTAGATGCTATCTTACGAACTTTCCAACGGAGGTGTGTTTCTTCGTCCGTTAGTTCATTCTCCGGAATCTCGTTTATCATCCTCTCGATCAGTCTGTAATCTTCCAGACGGAGTTTCAAGGGTGGTAATGTCATTGACTCTCCTTCTCATGCAGATAAATTCGTATGCGTGCTGGCACACTTCGTTCCACCTCTGCTGATGAGTGTAAAGCGATACGGCCCCCAAGATATAATAAGCCATCAGATCTATTTCCTCTGGGGTGCACCCCTCTTTGACTTCATCCCAAATTTCGAGGTTTGTCATGATCTTTTCTTTCTTTTTGCTTGGTATTTTGCTATGAACTCGTCGGGGTCCATTGAAAGTAAGTCCGCGGCTTTTTGTTTGTCTCCTATTTTTGAGGTCAAAGCCGCTATTGGATCTTTCTTCATTGAGACTGTCTTTGGCTTCGCTGCTTTATCAACAGCAACTTTGACTTTGTACTTACGTCTTTCGTTGTATTCTGATTCGCTCAAACTTTGCTCTTTTTCAGCCCGAACCGCGCGCGCCGACCAGAGCAAGTCTTTTTGCTCCTGGATAGCGGCTTCGATCTTGGCGATATGTTCGTCCAGGAGTGAAAATCCCTCTTCAATGCCCTTTTCGAACATTTTGTAGCAGTAGAGTTTTTGAACGTTGACTGCCTCGATGTACGCGGTTTTTTGCGTTGAAGGATTGGCTATTTTGGCACAGTCGGGACATAAGATGGGAAGCAAGTTACCGGAGTTATCTTTTTGCCTTTCGATTGATGGGAACCAAACTTCGCACTGTTGTCCGGAGTTTGGCGAAATGTATTCACAGCGCATGTATCCTCTCATAGCACTCCTCTCTCTTGAGGAAATAGGGTCAGGTCTGGAGTGATAATCATTCCTATTGTGCCACGCCCCAAAACTCGCGCTGGCAGTTCGATTCTCTTTCTTCCTATCTTAATGAAGCGAACTAAAGACGGTTTAAATTGCCATTTTTTGAACTCGAATTGAATGTCCTGAATGCAGGAATCGAGTGTTTCGTAATAGCGCGTTGATTTTTCCTGTCCGATTTTCCAATACCACATTATTTGTCTCCCTTCGATTCCATCAGCGAGTTCATTGATGATAGGCATTCTACGATTGCACCCGTTAAATTCCTGTACAATTCTATCCTTTCCTTTGGCGGAATCTCTCCTTGAGAGTTTAAAAGGTTCATATTCATTGAGACTACGAGATAAGCTGCCCCTAACCGATTCTTGGTAGATTTCAATTGCAACCTTAAACTTGTCCGCTGTACATCAAAGAGATCCTCTGACATAAAATTTTATTTTCCTCCGTTGTAGAAGTTTGCTTTCTCGGGGCAAACTGAATATAACTCATCTTGTGCGGCGTCGAAAAACACGGGCATTTGGGTTAGTCCAACGACGATCATTGAGTTCATTCCTGTGCATGAACCCGAGGTTTTCCCTTGCTTGTCGTAAACTTTCTGGAGAAAATCGAGTACTGGCTTCGACCAGACTCTGTGAAGTATCCTCATAGATCCTCGATTCTGATTTGTACCGTGGATAGATTCATTCCGAGAGTGTACTCAAAGATGTGAGTTGTGTCTGACGCGCGCAACGCTTTTTTGATTTTGTTACGCGCGTCGTTCTCTGTTTGTGCTAACTTTGCACAGTCGGCACAGACCCTGAAAGATTCGTGGTTGCGGGTTAAAATTTTGCTCGGTTCGTTTTTCTGACAAATGAAACAGAGATTCATCATTTAATTCTTCCTTTCCCGAAACGCATCGCCGTGTTTTTTCAAACGGCAATTCATGCATAGCTGGGTGTTGCGGTCAGCGTACTTGCTCTTTTGTAGTTTAGTTCCGCAGTGTTTACAGTTCATGCTTTCGTCCTTTCACTTTAAGACCTGCAAAAGCCGTGGAAAAATGGCTGTCATACCGCTGAAAACCCCCTGTCCTGCCGCTGAAATCCCCTGTCTGCGGGCCCGGGGAAGCGCTAAAAGCTTCTTTTTCATAGGCTTACAGGCATTATAGCATGAAGTACCTATATATGCAATAGGGAAAGTTCCCTATGTAAAATTTACCTTTCGTTATAAGTTTTTCTTTTTTTCTTTTTTTTTTTTTAAGAATCAATCACTTAGAAACGAAAGGTAATTTTTTCCGGGTACTTTTTACACCCCTTCTTTTTTTTTTGAACATAGGGGTAGTGAGGCTTTGAATACGGGTAAACTTATGATAGCGCGGCATTTATGCGTTTTGCTCGATCGAATTCGGGCCGCATTCGGCGGGTGGACAGCGGGTGGACGGCCGG